TGTCGAGTCATGGTGTTATGCCGCATCGGTCAGGCACGTTGCAGTTATCTAACGTCATGTTTTTGACTCGTGCTTTGACGGTGAGTGTGTTGTCGCGTGTTGTTTCGCAAGCGGTCAGCATGAGTATTAACGCAAATAGCCCGTATCGCACATTACGCCTCTGGGCGTGTAGGGAATTTAATCTTTTTTGGGTTTGCGTTTTGTGCTGGTAAGTCGCGTAATTCTTGGCGGTATTCTTGCCACGCTGTTTTGTCGGCTGTGCTGTCTGCTATTTGTGTCCAGTCCGATTGACCTAGTTCACGGTTGCGCCAGTTTCTAAATCGTTCAAAATACCATTCGTCGGGTATTTCGTCGGCGTTTTCGTGTGGTGCAACAAAATCTAGGTATGTCATTATGCCGCCTCATAAACCAAATTAAGGTTAATAACATCGTTTGTTGTCCAAGTAAACGGTGCGGAAGCGCCGACGTTTGCGGTAAATATATTTACTCCTGTAACTTGTGGCAACTTAAATCTAATTGTTGTAGTTGTATCAACATAACCTGCGCCAAAATATTGGTCGGTTGTGCTTGCGTCAACATAACTTATGTTGTTTGTGTAAAAATCGTTTGCTAATTTTGCTGTAACTGGCAAACTAATTTTTGGTTGCGTTCCCATGCTTGTAGTGCTACCAAAAGTTAATTGACCGTAAACGTGAACTAATTTTCCTACTTGTGCGTAACGAAAATTGTTTGTGCCGTTACCAATAGTTAAATTTGTGTAAGTAGGCGTATAGGCCGCGTAAGTAGCACCCGACGCAGCAAAAGTAAAGTTTGCGTTAAGCGACGCAGCGGTCAAAACCTCGCCAGCGGTATAAGTAGTTAATGGCATAGTGACCTCACTTTACCCTAGAACGTTGTCAGCGTTTAGGATACCAAACGACAAATCGTCAAGTATTAACTCGTAAACAACAGTAGTTGGCGACGTGTAATAAGTGACGCTATGCCCGCTATTGACGTTGATCGTATGCTCAATGCCCTCGACTGCCAACTCTTGTGCCAACTCGGTAGTCGTAACGCCTGACGTAAACGACTTTTCAATCGTGATCGTGTCGCCCACGTCAATCACGGCCACCGTGTCACGTTGCGCGCTAGACAACAAAGCAAACGACGTAGCCAAAGACGTGTAACGCGCCTCAGGCTCAGGGTCAAGCAAATACAACGCCAAGTCAAGCGCCGCCGTGTCGTTATGCAAAAGACTGTTAGTGATGCTGTAAGTCTGCACAAAATACTTTGTTTGACTACCAGCGTCGTCAGCGACCTGCGGATTGTTACTGCCAAGAATTTGCACGACTGCACGGTTAGTTACTTGATCGGCTTCAAAGGTTATGCCTACGCCGTTGTATGGAATGTTTGTACCGTCGTCATGAAAGTCGGCTACCGCTGGGGTCAACGTTGTGCCTAGTCGAGCATCAAACACAAGGTCACCCGTACGTGACATGAACAGGCGACCTTGCTCAGCCTCGTTTACATCAGACAAATAGCCAAGCACGTTCGTGCCTTGCGGAATTGTAAACGCCGCTGCACCGCCAAGTGTCTGTGTGCCTGTAGCAATGTCGCGCGTTAACGCTGGAAACGCAACCTCAGGTAGATCAAGCACGGCCGTGACTCGAGCGCTAGACAATTGCTCGCTGACGTTAAATTCGTCTAAATATGTTTGTGCCAACAAATAGAAATCGTCTGCACAAAACACGGTCACCGTGTCAAGACCGCCGAGTGCAAAGTTGTAGTCATAATTTACGATCACGCCAACAAACAAATATTCTTTGACGTTTAGCGAACTGTAACGCGACAAGCGCACTCGACGCATAGGCGCTAAACCCGGTTGCGCCAACGCTGTGTCGTAGTACGGGCTGTTTTCGTCAAACGGGTTAAAGATGCCTGACGTGTCAAGCATCGTAAACGACATAGTGCCAGCACTAAATTGGTCGCCCTGATCGCGACGACCACGCCTAACTGAGATGCTGTTCACGCCGTCAAGCACGCTCGCAAAATCTGTTGTACCGTCAAGCACATATTGAGTGTTATCAAGCAAACCTGCAACTGGGTCGTCAAGCAAAAATGCGTCCTGTATAAACCCTGTGTCAATCTCTAAGTCATAGTTGCCACTAGCAACAACGGCTGTACCTGCCATTACGACGCAATCTGTAAGTCAAGCGGCCCGTTAGTTCGCTGGTAGGCCAGCAAACTGTTTAACACGCTTTGCCCGATTTCGGCGCTAGTTGACATACCGCCAGTCACGTTGATCGTTACGTCACCGCTACCGCGCGCTGCAATGCGCTCAGCGTTGCCAAACGTTGTCAAAGCGCCTTGTATGGTCACTAGGTCGCCACCGCCACCAATACCGCCACCGCCACCGCCTGACCCGCCTTTACCGCCGCCAGCGCCGCTTGAGCCACCGCCTACAACTGGCGACACTACGGTTGGCATACCTGCACCTGCCTCTCGAGCCATGCGATCTGCCGTGCGCGTATCGGCAGTTACTGTTGTGCCACCGCCGCCAATACGACCCAAACTAATTGTTGGCAATTGGCCAATATCAGTAAACGGGTTTATTAAATTCATGCCGCTAATAATCAAGTTAATTGCGCCAATAAACGAATTAGCAAACAATTCAAAACCGCCAATCAAACCGTTCAAAACTATATTTACGCCATCTCTAAAACTTTGAAATTTTGTGTATGCAATAGTTAATGCAGTTATTAAAGCGCCAATACCAATCATAATTATGCCAAACGGGTTTAATGCCATTGCAATATTTACTGCAACAATTGACGCTGCAATAGCTGCAATTGTGCCAGCAATAATTGTGAAGGCTTTAGGGTTGTCTTGCGCCCAATCTGCCATTTTTTGCAAATACGGTAAAACTTTTTCTATTACTGGCAACAACGCTGCACCTATTGCTTCTTGTGTTTCACCTAAACTATTTTTTAATATCTTAAATTTGCCTGCTGCAGTTTCTGCTGATCGAGCCGCTGCCCCGCCAAAATTGTCGTTTAACGCAAGCATTACATCATCAAGATCAGCGCCGTCTGCAATCATGCCTTTCATCTCAGGCGACAACGATTGCAAACCTTTCATATTTCCGCCGTACGCTTTTGCGAGCGCGTCAGAAACTCCAGCCAAATTAGAACCAGTTGCAGTTGCGATATCTTGAGCAAGTCTTAACGCATCAGTTGCTTCGCCAACATCTTTTGTACCAGTAAGCAACGCGCTAAAGGCTGGCCTCAATTCTGAGTCCGCTGTTCCAGTCGCCCTCGACATAGCCGAGATCATGTCCTCAGTCGCTGCAACAGTTGCGTCAGTAGCCCCGACAACGTTCTGCATCGTGTTAGCCAAAATTGCTTGTTGTTGTTCGTCCTCGGCTGCCGCTCGAGCCGCCAAACCAAGCGCACCCGCAACTGCCGTCAAAGCCGCCGCCGCTGGCACGGCCGCTTTTTTAATAGCAAACTGGGCCTTCTCGCCAACAGTCTCTAACTGCTTAAATTCTTTAATTGCTTTGTCAATGCCCTTGCCGTCAAACTCGCTGACAATAGGTATAGATAGTGCCATAATTAAATCTCGCTTTGCACAACGCGCATAGTTTTAGCAATCATCTTTGTCATCTCAGCCTCAATACCGCGACGCGCTTTATACACAGCCGGGCCGATCAGTCGAGTGCGACCAGCGCTAACAAAACCTAACGCGTTACCTAACTTGTTTGAGTTAGCGCGACCAGCCGTTTCAAAGATTGCAGCCGCTGGGTCTTTTTGCTCAATAAGGATTACGCCGACTGCGTTGCGTCGAGTGTCAAAGCGCATACGCACTCCGCTGATTGCTTTTGCAGTTGCAAACGGGAATAGTTTGCGATCACGTTGCACCCAGTTGTAGCGCATACCTGATAGCGGTAATTCTTTGTACACGGCTTTGCCTGCCTGTATTGCTGGCTGTGCGATTGCAGTTGCGTCTGCTTTAAAATCTTTTTGCAACTGTGGGTCAATTTTACGCAAAGAGTTAATCGTCTGTTTGACCCCGACGATCTCAATAGTTGTTGATGCTGGCATTGCGCTACCTCTTTTGCTTATTCAATAGCGTAATCACCGTTATCAGGTCGCGCGTGTCAAACTCGATTGTCGTAGGCCAATACCCTGTTGCGACTAACAGCTCTGCTAGTTGCCGTCGGTAACTGCCTACGCCGTAAGGTTTGGGTCTGTCTCGTCTATTGCCTCAATAGTCATGTTTGGGTTTTCTTTAACCCAGTCACGATATGTTGCAGGCATTTTTTGGCCGCTAAGTTTTAGCAAATTGTATGCCCAGCAAACTAGATCGGTGTAGCCGATACCTTTGCCGTCACTAATTTTGCGACCCTCGGTTTTTTCCCATTCGCAGATAACAAACATATTTGTTGTTAACTCGACTGGCTGTACGCCGTCTTGTAAATCAACTTTTAATTTCAATCTCATGCCTTGTCCTGTTCTCGGCCAGTTATGGCGCGTTAGATCACGTTATGTCAACTGTGTATGCGCCACCCATAAGTTCAATGTCGTAGGTAGCCAACTCGCCTAAGTTTGCGTTCATTACTGGCAACGCGCTTAGAAAAGTGTTTGTTAATTCAAAGCCCGGATTAGTTGCGGTGTTTGCACCTGATGCTGGGGTTACTTTGATGTAGCACTTTGTGCCGACAAGGACTGAGAGCAATGCGTAACTTTCAGACGCTGCAAACGATGCGTACAAAGTTAATGTTGCGCTATTTGATTGCAGGCCAGCGGTGTTAGTGCGTGCAGTTGAACCGAACGCGGTGTCTTCAAGTGCCTCAACAATGTAATTTACGGTGCAAGCCGAAACCTGATCGCTGATGTCTGTAGTCGAAGCGCTGGTCGCGCCGATAAGCACGACTGGGTTTGAAAGATAGGTGCTAGTTGCCATTGTGATTACTCCTTAGGTGTCTGTAATAGTTTTACCATACTGCAACGATATGCGTGTGTATGCTCACGCTGACTGCGCTTGCAAGCCAACTGCCACGTCATAACACGGATACTCTTGCCCGCCTATGTCGAGTGTGCCGGGTCTGCCCGACATTGCGATGACGCTTGAGCCAAGCACTAGCGCGGTGATCTGCAAAATTTCGCGCAACACGGGCAACCCTGCTGGGCCGCTGCCAACAACTTTAATTGGGTAGTCCATACGTACGATGTTGCCGTTGCCTGCGATAGTTGTAAAACTTGGCGCTGTAATAAACACACAATTCGGCACAAGTTTTGTGGGGTCTGTTACTACCCGTAAGCCTGTTACGGCTGTCAGCGTGGCGCTCAGATCGTCTAGCGCCTCGTTAAACAAGTCTGTGTACGGTGCAGGCACTATGCCACCGCAGGTCGGTCAATACCTAACAACTGTTTAACGATCGGTGTCATTGACTGTTGCGGTGCTGCACCCATGTTGTCAAACGACGCAAACACGTTTTCTAGACTGCCTCGGCTACGCCACAACGCCGCACAATACATCAAACAGCCGAGCGTTACGTCACCGCTAGGCGACGTGCTAAGACTGTCGTTGTACCCTGCCTCTGCTCGACGGCGACTGCAAAACTGATTGCCAGCGCTTACGGCCTGCGTAGCCAGCGTGTAATCGTCTGACGGGTTAGTGATTGACACGCCAAGATAAGTGACAAGGTTTGCAACCGTAACCCAAGTGCAGGTAGGTGTGAACGTAACTGTGCCTGTGTAGAACGCGCTGTACTCAACTGCCGAGCCTGTGCAGGCGTACAGCACTTGATTAGCGCGCGGTACGTTCTCGTTAAACAGCCATTCGCCTGTAGTGCTGTCTATCCCTGTGTATTCGTACTGCGGGCATGACAACACGGTGAACGTGCCGTTAAACGGTGCGGCAATGCTTGCGACAACGATGCTGTCGCCAACCTGTATGTCGGTCGGCTCGAGCGTTGAAATGCAGGCGTAGTTATTTAGTAACTGTTTTGACGCTGTTAGATAGGTCGCCATAGCGGTGTAGCCGCCATGCGACTAGGCGATTACGATGCCCTGAATGAACGATGACTTGGCAACAAATGTTGAGAAGTAACCGTAGTAACTGAAAGTGCGTGACAACGTAGATGGATTGGCAACGCTAAGTATGCCTTGCTGAGCCTCGTAGATCTCAAAGCCCGGTGCGTAAACAACAAGCATTGTGCCGCTTGCAAAGTTGTTGTCAACTACCAGTTGCAAGCCCATTACGTTCATGTTGTTGTAGCCCATGCCGCCGACTTTGCCGATTGAGTTCTGACCCATGATGCCGTCAGTTACGTAACCAAGTACTGGTCGCTTTGACCCGTCTAACTGTGAACCAAGTTTTTCCCACACGTCAGGCGATACGCACAAATGTGTTGGGAAATAGTTGCTGTCCTCAGCGATCTCGCGTGCTGCGTCATACAATGCGCTGATCAACG